GGGAAACCATCCCGAAATTATCCGCCTATTGTATAGGTTGGGTAAAGCAATTGGAGAAGATAACCTCGACTTCGGAGGTGTGAATCCTGGTGGGCAAAAGACGCTCGCAGAACGGATGTATCCAGATCAAGGTAAGTCGACGGCGTAATCTTCTCTTCGATCTTAACTCGAAAAGAAGGGCATTGAAAAATGGCTACTCTTAGCGTTAACAATCCGACTCTTTTGGATCTAGCGAAAGTCACTGATCCAGATGGTCAAATTGCTGCGGTAGTCGAAATCCTCAATGAGACTAATGAGGTTCTCGATGAGATGTCGTGGATGGAAGGCAACCTTCCCACGGGTCACCGCACTACACAACGGACGGGCATCCCTGCCCCGACATGGCGTAAGCTCTATGGCGGCGTTGCGCCGAATAAATCGACCACAGTGCAAGTCACGGATAATACGGGTATGCTAGAAGCATATGCGGAAGTTGATAAAGCTCTGGCTGATTTGAACGGCAATACGGCGGCATTCCGCTTGCAAGAAGATAAACCGCATATTGAAGGTATGAATCAAGAAATCGTTGATACGTTGTTCTATGGTGATGAAGCCACAGAACCAGAAGCTTTTACCGGCCTTGCGCCTCGTTTTGCAAATCTGACGGCTGATGAGAACTCTGATAATATCATCAATGGTAGCGGTTCTGGTTCCGACAATGCCAGCATCTGGCTGGTCGTGTGGGGACCGAATACGGTTCATGGAATCATCCCCAAAGGCTCTACTGCTGGCCTCAAGGTCACGGACATGGGTGAAGTTACTTTGGAAGATGCTTCTGACGGTAGTAACACTGGCCGTATGCAGGCTTATCGTACTCACTACCGCTGGGATGCGGGCCTCTCAGTTCGCGATTGGCGGTATGTGGTTCGGATTGCCAACATCGATAAGTCACTATTGAGTCAAACCTTCACTTCTGGAGCTTTTTCCTCGGGTGCGCATTTGACTGACCTCATGTTCCAGGCTTTACGATTGATCCCGAATATCAATGCGGGCCGTCCGTCGTGGTACATGAGCCGTGACATTGCTTCCTGGGTTGCGCGGCAAAGCGCAGCTATGGGTAACGCTAATGTCGTTACGATGGATAATCTTTCGGGCGATATACGTCACACAGAGCGATTCCACGGAATTCCCATGCGGCGTTGCGACAGTCTCTCGGCTGACGAAGCGGCGTTAACGTAAACCACTAGCAAAACGGAAGGTTAACATTATGTGGTTAGATGAACGAACTGAGTTTTGCGACAACGTGGACGTTTCTGCTTCGGCAGGCACGGCTCTTATCGGTGATGTCATCGATAGTAGCGTTGTTCGTGATCTCGGCAGTGGTCATCCCGTCTATCTTGTGATTCGTACCGGTGGTACGGAAATTATCACGGGTGGCTCAGCTGGTACTCTTGAGTTCCGGTTAGTGTCAGATTCGGCGGCGAGCATTGCTACTAATGGAGATGCTACTGAGCATTTCCGCACGGATACTTTCGTCACGGATGACAGCGCGGCTAATTCTGATCTGTTTAACGCTGGCGGATTGATCTATCACGGTGCTTTGCCGCTGGAAGGGCCAGCTTACGAGCGCTATGTTGGTATCCTCGCTGTGACTGCCACCACCACGACAACTGCCGGGACGGTTAACGCTTTCCTGACACTTGATCCAGGTGGATGGAAGTCTTACGCTGATGCCACCAACTAAGGCTTGAGCGAGGAGGGAGTTTCGGCTCCCTCTTCGATAGTCTTCTGAAAAAAGAAGGATGATATGAAAGTAAAATTTCAGAATAATTTCATGGTGCCGGGGTTTGGAAGGCGAAGGTTTCAACAGGGTGTCTGCATGGACGTTCCTGAAGCTCTTCGCACTCATCTACCTTCGACGGCAGAAATATTACCTGACGATTTTGAAGAGGATAATACTTGGCAGGCTCACGAAGATGAAGCCATGACCAAGTATGCGCAAGAGCAGGCAGAGGCAGAACGCACACGACAAGCGATGAATGCTTCTGGCATGGACGGCTGGGCTGATGAGACTGATCCCACAGCGGGACCACAGTCTGTCTCTGAACCTGAAGAGCCTGTCGAAGAATGGGAGTTTAAAGGGCAGATTTACAAAACGGAAGCTGCCATGAAAGCTGCCATTACTCGCGCAGAAAAAAAAGGAAAGTGAATGATGAATAACTTCATCAAAACTACACTGGCTTTTGCCTTAGCTGCGATCTTCTCGTGGCCGACTGTGGCAACTGCTGGCTTTGGTTATAAAATCGACGCTGCAACTGTTGATGATATAACTACTACGACTTGTACTACGGGCCGTAACCAGACTGTGACGGGCTTCGGAAACGGAGTTAGCATGGATCAGGTTTGGGCTTTGGAAAAGGAAGTTGGTTCTCCAGGCTCGGGTGCTTTTTCTGTAGTCTCGGGTTATGCTGATGTGTTCGCGACTGCCAATAGTGGTGCTGCTGTTGGTGGCGTGACACAAGTGACTCGATACACTTCAGAAGAGCCTGCTTGTTTCCGTCTGCATATGACTACGGATGGTGGCGGCACTGGTCAAATCCAATTAGTTACCAACCGGGATGGCGGTACTTCTTATCCTGGTAATGCTACTCACTGGCGGATATACGATGACTTCTATGCTGGCGTTGTACCGATTACTACGGGTCATGCAACTCCCAGTTATATCGTGCATCTTGGTGATGGTAATGCCGTCTTGTCAGTTATCGAAGGCGAACCTGAAGGTGCTATGACCTTCAGTGGCGGCGACGATGGCGATGACACTGATCTGTCCACGGGTAGCCTTGGTCTCTTGACCAACGGCGCTCTGATCAGTGATGGAGTGACGGCCATGGAGATGCGTGTCTCTGCCAGCCAGATCGCAGACAGCAACTTTGGCTTCGGCCTCGTTGATGTGATCTCTGCGGCTACTGAAATCGTACCCTTTGAAGCCAACACGAATGTTGTCGTTGAAGGTGCGGTTACGTCTACGGCCAATGCAGCGGCGATTTTCTTCAACACAGACAGCAATGACGCCCAAGGCGATTTCTTCATGGCGGGTTCTAACAACGCCAACACGCTAGGTAATGCTTCGGATGAATACAGCTTGGCTGTCGCGCCGGTTGCCTCAACCTACATTATCCTTCGTGTCGAAATCGATGCAACGGGTCATGCGTTCTTCTACATCAACGGTCTATTGCAGGGTGCGGAGCCGCTTGCGGTTGCCACGACTGCAGTTTTGATCCCGTATTGGTGGGCTGGTTCCCCCGATGACGGCACGGGTACTGTGACCAAGATGTATATCGATTACCTGGAGTTCTGGGGCACTCGTCCCGCCACGGTAAGCTAACGACTATTTGAGGATCGAGAAGGATATCACGTGATATCCTTCTCACCTCATCTCATAGGAATATCCCATGGCTGATCTATCCGTCAGTGAAGTAAGCATTTGCAATATGGCCCTGTCTAAGATCGGGGCTTCTTCTAGTATCGAAAGTCTGACAGAAGATAGTGCTGAAGCCAAAGAATGTAACCTGTGGTATACATTCAGCCGTAAGCAAGCACTAGCATCCAACGATTGGAGTTTTGCCCGTAGACGACTTACTTTAGCTACCCACGGTGACGATCCGCCTGATGGTGTTTGGGGTTATCGTTACCAATATCCTGCTGATTGTATTCAGTTTCGTAAGATCGAAAGTCCGGTCAGCGGTACAGGTGTATGGTCTCCTGAAGAGAAACGTCTTATAGCTGATGCTGATGCTATTCCATTCTCTATCGAACTTGATGAGAACCAGGATACTAAAAGCATCTTGAGTAATCTCGATAATGCTATCGGGGTCTATACGATGAATTTAACCGAAGTTACATTATTTTCAGAATTTTTTGTAACAGCGCTTTCGACAGCTATCGCTGTAAATGTTGCTTATGCTTTGACGAAGAAAAGCAAGTTAGAAGATAAAATGGCACAGCGTTTTCAGCAACTCATTCTCGTTGCCCAAGCTGTAGATGGCAACGAACAAGTAGAACCTCCGCCTCGGGAAGCGTCTTGGCATAGGGGACGGTAAATGGCTACCTTTATTCAGCCATCATTCGCGAAGGGCGAAATTGGTCCTGCGCTCTATGGACGGGTGGATACTGCAGCTTATCAAGTGGCTCTTCGCACGGCCCTCAATATGGTGGTGCATACGCACGGTGGTGTCGGTAACCGGGGCGGGCTTCAATTTATTTGCCCTGTAAAGACTCATACCGCTGAGCCAG